TCCTCAATTTCCTGATAAAACAATTCTAACTCAAATCCGTAGGGCAACGTAAGCTCTATGTGCTCTATCATAGCGGCCTCTTAGCCGCTAGCCTAACACGTCGGCGAATGCCATTGCCCGTATCGGTGGACGCCATCCAATAAGCTTTGAGAAAGCCATCATAGAATGAGAGCCCATTGCCTACCCAATTCCAGAGTCGATGATGGGTAAACGCAACATCGGACACCGCGCAAGGCGAAAAGGTCTTACAAGTGTTTATGCAGTAGACCGGCTTACCTTGGCCGATAGCATGGCCGGCTTCCATGATAACTCCGCGTTGCTCTTCGTCATCGGCACCACAGTAGATAATCACGGCATCGGCTGCGGTCACGTCTTCAAGACAGTAGTCCCAGATGTCCGAGCGGGTAATCTCTCGCCCTTGATAGATGGCGGGGCTTTCGCTGTCGCCTTCTATGTCAATCCATCGGCCAGTAATGTCAAACCCCTGCGAGCGTATCTTTTTCCAGAGGTCAGCGTGCCAGATCTTAGATGCTCCATAGATTTTCATAGTTTTCTCCGTTGTTGGTGATAGGGATTATATCAAAAGTTTTTTCTGGGTGCAACCTCTGAAATTCCCATTTAATCCTGGCTTTGGCGGAAGCCAGGGATGGGGCTACGGCATAGCCCACATCCATAATCTCGCCCTTTTCCATAATCCAATATTCCATTAGTTTTTCTCCAGCCATTTTCCCGTAACGGGATGGCTAGCAAACATAGAGAAAAATGCCCCAAATAACAGTAAAAAGACGGTTACGCAAAAAAAGACGCCGGGACCGACAGCCTGGATAATCCACATAAGTATAAAGGGCGACGCCATAGCGGCCGCGGCCGCTACTAATGATAATGGAATAATACGCTTCATTATTTTTTCTCCGTCTTGAATTCAATGCTACCGTCTTCATTGTAGACGGGCTTGGCTACCGGCTGTTGAGAGCGCGGGCATTTGCGGCGAGCCGGTCCATTGTTGCCCGGTAGTTTCATCGCCTCGATTCGTTCCTTCAATGACATGGGTGTATTCCCTTAGTTGATGTAATCATTATGCCTGAGCTTGCCCAGGTTATCTAATACCGATTTGGAATAAGGGGGGCGGTTCTTAGACCTTGATAACCGCGCTTCGCGCGGGGTCCCCTCCACGCGCAACTTTGGGTAATTTTACGACTAAACGGTGCTAAATAAAACTTGACACACTATTCGAAATCCCGTATAATATATCTTTCAAAAGGAGATTCTAATGGCAAATTGTGTATACTGTGGTGAACCAGCAGGATGGTTCAAAAATTCTCACCCCCCTTGTAAAGCCGAGTGGCGGATCCGATCTGAAAAAAATATGGCCGAAAAGCGTGAAAAAGCTGAGAAAGAAAAGGCCGAAAAGCTTGCAAAAGAAGAAAAGGCCTCACAACAAGTCACGGCTTTTTTCAACAATCCTCAACCGGACATGGAAATTCCCGACATGGACTACGAGCCAGTTTGGGATAACGTTTTTACTCAACTCGAACCTCTCGACAGAGAAGGCTTACAATTGCTAAACCGAGCCCAAGAAATTCTCGAACTCGAAGACGACTTTCTCGAATATGCCGAAGAACGAGACTCCTATCAACGCCTCTATGATTTTCTAGACAATGATATATTGCCCGATGTTTACGTAGAAGGACTCAACCTTCAAAAGTCAGAAAGAGCCTTCACTTGGCTTCACAGCGTAACTCTCTACGAAGAACGCACTCAAACTAGAACCGTAGGAGCTAACGCGGGCTTCTCTGTAAGAGGCGCCCCAGGATTGTGGCTTCATTCTGGTAAAAGAGCTGGACAAGTAATAAAAGAAGACTATTGGAAAGAACTTGACACAGGAGTTCTCGTTCTTACAAACAAGCACGTATATTTTAAGGGGGCTTCCAAAGCCTTTCGCATTCGACTCGATAAAATCATAGGACTTCAGTTCTACGGAGACGGCATAGACATAACAAAAGAGTCTGCCTCAGGTAAGACCCAACATTTTGCAGTCAGTCATGGAATAGATAAATTTGAAAAATTTTTTCGTGAGCTGGGTGTATAAGTATGGACGCATATATAGAATACAAAAATGAAATTAAATATCAGGACCAAACCTACAAACAAATAATTCACCACGTTCGCCCAGGCGTAAAACTCGGCAACTTCTACTTTGAAGGCGGATATTTCTCAGAGGGAGACTTCGGAGCCGAAGCAGGATACAAATTCAAGCTCGGCCCCAATCTTCAGCTCAAAGGAAAATGGGAGGGAACCAAAGACGACTCTTTAAAGCACAAGCTCGAAACAGAGGTTCGCTGGACCTTCTAAAAAATAGTTCTTGACATTTTGGTCCCCCTACCATATAATGTCTAAACTATGGATATTGTAAAAATTAACCCAGAGAACCTCGAAGTGGCAAATGCCTATTTGTCCACAGGTTCTGCAATCACTGCCGCATCACAGCTCGGAGTCACTCCCGATGCTGTGTATGCGGTTCTTGAAAAGTCCGAAGTAAAGGACTACATCTCAAGTGTTTATCTCGATCAGGGTTATCGCAACCGATTCCGTTTAGCCGAATTACTTGATGAAGTTATTGAAAGCAAACTTCAGGAAGCGCGCGACTCTGATATGTATTCCTCCAAAGATCTCGTAGATATTATAGCTCTGGCTCATAAAATATCAACCGATCATAGTAAAACTTCCGCTCCTACAAAGCAAACAAATGTGCAACTTAACTCATTTGGCGAAGGTAACTATGGGAAGTTGATGGAGAAATTGCTAAATGGATCATGATGAGCTAAAAAACGCATTTGAAAAGCATGAAGCAGTGTGTGACGAACGCTGGAAAACTGTGTTTAATAAACTAGAAGAGTTTGACGAAAGGTCCACTCAGCGGTATGAAGAACATAAGTCAGAGTTCGGCACTTACAGAAGATTTGCATTTTCTGGTCTTGGTGCTATTGTGCTCTGTCTGGTAGGTCTTTTAGCCACAGGAGGTTAGTATGGTATTTGAGAAAAAAGGTATGTGGAAGCATTCATTGAGTGCGCAGAAATTTTCGACTAAATCGGAAGCATTAGCGGCTTACAATATGCTTGTGGAGCCTGTTGTTGAAGAGCCTGTTGTTGAAGAGCCAGTATGTCCCGTTTGCCGTGGAGAAGAGTGTCAGTGTGAGCTTAGTCCTCTAGAGAAGTTATGGAAATCAGCAGATCCGACATAATCACCGATAGTATTGTACCAGGAGACTTTCTCAAGGTACCAATTGATGGCTATCTAGACCTATTAAATATAAACCCTATAGCGTCTCAGATAGCCATTATCAATGCTATAAACAATCCGAAATATCGCTTTGTCGTGGGTGCGCTATCGCGACGCCAGGGTAAAACCTATATCGGAAATATCATAGCACAGGTTGTTGCTCTAGTTCCGGGATGCTCAATACTGATTGTATCTCCGAATTACACTTTGAGTCAGATATCTTTTGACCTTCAACGTCAGCTTATAAACCACTTTGACCTTGAAGTCACGCGAGACAACACCAAAGACAGAGTTATTGAGCTATCGAATGGCTCAACTATCCGTCTAGGTTCAGTAAACAACATAGATACAGTAGTGGGGCGATCTTATGATTTTGTTCTCTTCGATGAAGCGGCGCTTTCAGAGGGTGAGCAGGCGTTTAATGTCAACATACGACCTACTCTCGACAAACCCAATAGCAAGGTTTTATTTATTAGTACGCCTAGGGGCCGCAACAATTGGTTTAGCCGTTTTTATAATCGTGGTTTTGACGATAATTATCCTCAGTGGGTAAGTATAAAGGCTACTTGGCACGATAATCCTCGTGCAAGCATAGCAGATATTGAAGAAGCCCAGCGCTCGATGAGCGCAGCGGAGTTCGCACAGGAGTATTTAGCTGACTTTAACATATTTGAAGGGCAAATTTGGAATTTCGACTATAAAAAGTGCGTTCAAGACCTTAGCGCGATGGATTTTAGCGGTTGTGAGGTCTTGGCTGGCATCGATGTGGGATTCAGAGATCCCACTGCCCTCTGCGTTATCGTGTTCAAGGATGATAAATACTATGTTGTACGAGAATACTACCACGCAGAGCGCACCACCGACGAACATGCGGAAGAAATACAACCCATTTTAGAGGCTTGGGATATAGACTGGATTTATATTGACAGTGCCGCTCAACAAACACGCTTTGACTGGGCTCAAAAATATGACATAAGCACTGTAAACGCCAACAAATCAATTTTAGACGGAATCGCACACGTGGCAGCAATAGTAGACAATGATAGACTAATAGTAGACCAAGAGTGTGTGGAAGTTCTACGCTCTCTTGACCAGTATCGTTGGGACCCGAATCCCAACCTGTTGCGAGAGAAGCCGGTCCACGATAGCTCCTCTCATATGGCTGATGCGCTGAGATACGCTTTGTATTCATTTGTAGAGGAAGCACCTACATTTTAGCGACCTGGCAAAAAATAATTCTTGACATTTAGCTGCGAGTTTAGTAAGATATGGAATTGAAACGTTATGCCATAAAATACATAAGAGATAGAGCCAAATCGAAGTATGAAAAAGCAGATAAATGCTACATATGCGGCGATAATAGAAGACTTGATTTTCACCACTATCATACTCTTGCTCCTCTTTTGGATGTTTGGTTAAAGAAAAAGATTGAAATACGTCCCGAACATTATACTGACGAGTATGTCACTATATGGAGGGACGAGTTTATAGATGAAAACTGGGCAGAGATGTATGACGAAACGGTCACACTTTGCCATAGCCATCACTTGAAGCTACACTCTATCTATGGTAGAGACCCAGGGCTTCATACTGTTAACAAACAGAAGAGATGGGTGGAAATACAACGGGAAAAGCATGGCTTGGTATAATTTCTGGAAAAATCAACCCGTTGAGAAGCTAAACCCGTCTCAAGAAGATATTGTTCTGGGTATTGAAGGTAATGGCCCCATAGCGACCAGAGAGCCTGTAGTAAAATACACAGATTACTATGAGAAGTTGGAGGTGGTAAATAGAGGTGTAAACATGCTCGTCGATGACGCAGCAGAAATACCAGCAAGAGTTGGAGAGCCTATTGGAGTAACTCCTATAGCCAAAGGTATTCGTAGAAGCCGAGTAGAAAAGCTTCTGAATACTGAACCTAACCCTTTTCAAGACATAAATACATTTAAGCGAAACCTCATCACTGATTATGTTTTGGACGGCAATATTTTTGTTTACTTTGACGGGGTACACCTCTATCACCTTCCAGCGAATTACATGGATATAGTTCCTGACGAAAGAACTTATGTAAAATCATATCGATTTAGGGACAACATTGATTATACTCCAGATGAGATAATTCATATAAAGGAAAACTCTTTTAGAAGCCTTTATAGAGGAACCAGCCGACTAAGCGCTGCGAGAAGCATCATGGACTTGGTTTGGAAGATGCGACAGTTTCAGACTAAGTTTTTTGAAAATGGAGCAGTGCCGGGACTTATACTAAAGCATCCTAGTAGCTTGTCTCCAAAGAATAAGCAGAAGATGGTTCAGTCTTGGGCTTCTTCTTACTCTCCTACGGGAGGTGGTCGAAGGCCCCTAATTTTAGATGGAGGAATGGAGATAGATAAGATTAGTAATGTCAACTTCCGAGAGTTAGATTTTGAAGCTTCTATTTCTGCAGGGGAGAAAGAAATACTAAAATGTTTGGGAGTTCCTCCGATTATGTTAGATAGCGGAAACAATGCAAATATTCGCCCAAACCATCGTATGTATTACTTGGAAACAGTAACTCCTATAGTTCGTAAAATGAACTATGGTATGGAGAGGTTTTTTGGGTATAAGATTACAGAAGATGTCTCAGATATTCCAGCTCTTCAACCAGAGTTGCGAGATGCAGCCGCTTATTATTCTTCTCTAGTTAATACTGGAATTATAACTCCCAATGAGGCAAGAGAAGCTTTGAACTATGACGATATTTTTGGGGCGGGAGAACTAAGAGTTCCTGCCAATATTGCTGGGTCTGCCGCCAACCCTTCAGAGGGAGGAAGACCAGAACAGGAGGAAGAAGGTGACTAGAACAGAAATCTTACGAACGTTACTAGAGTTTTTTCAAGACGAAGGAAGAATTTTAAAAAGATCAGAATACATGAGGCTGGGAGCCGCAGCTCCAATACACTGGAGGTCTTTAAGAAAGCATTTTAGCAACCGTGGATATCACACTACACTAAGGCTTTTAGCTAGAAAGTTCCCAGCAGAGTTTGCACAGTTAAAGAATCAAGAATTCAAAAAAGAAGAACCCCTCGTAGAAGAGCCGGTTCAGGAGTGGGAGGACGAACTTAGCCCTCTCGAAAGACTGAGGCAAAGAAGCGATGGATAAAATTTTTCATATCGGTTCTACCTTTAAGTCGTTTAATGAAGGCGACGATCTTTATATTGCTGGTTATGCAAGCACCAACAATATGGATAGGGTAGGAGACGTTGTAGAATCCGAAGCTTGGACAAAGGGCGGATTGGACAACTACCAGAACAATCCTATTATTTTATTTAATCATGACTATAATCAACCTATTGGCCGCGCAGTTGGCTTGAAGACTGGAGATAATGGTCTCGAACTGAAGGCAAAGATTGCAAAATCTGCCGGACAGGTAGGTGAATTGATTAAAGAGGGCATCCTTGGAGCATTTTCCGTTGGTTTTCGAGTCAAGGATGCTGAATATATGACCGAAACTGACGGATATAAGATCAAGGATGCAGAACTACTGGAAGTTTCAGTAGTAGCGGTGCCTGCTAATCAGGCTGCAACCTTTTCTATAGCGAAATCTTTTAACTCTATGGAAGAGTATGAAGACTTTAAACTATCTTTTAAACAGGATGAACCTTCTATTTCTGAAGAGATTCAGACGGAAGAGGATTCCATGCCTAATGACTTATCGCAAGTCGAAGCAAAGGAGAAAACTATGAGCGATATTGATATCGACGCGATTGTATCCGCTGCTGTTGAAAAGACTGCTGCGGCAATGGCAATGAAAGAAGCCGAGCGTAAAGCTGAAGAGAAGGCTGCTGCTGAAGCAGAGCAAAAAGCCGCTGCTGAAGCTGA